TCAGGTAACCCGCTGCCCCTGACGGTAAAATTCATGTAGCAATTTCATAAGTGCCCGTTTCTCGATTCGCGATACATACGAACGGGAGATGCCAAGCTCTTTCGCGATTTCCCGCTGAGTCCGCTCTTCTTCATTATCCAGCCCGAAGCGGCCGATAATCACTTCCTTCTCCCGCTTATCAAGAACATGAATGTGTTTATAAATCTTCGTTTTCTCCAGTTTTAATTGGACTTGATCCTCTACTTCATTCGCTTCCGTTCCCAATATATCCAGCAGACTGATTTCGTTTCCCTCTTTATCCGTACCAATCGGATCGTGTAACGAAACATCTTTTTTCGTCTTTTTTAGAGAACGAAGATGCATTAAGATCTCGATTCTAAAGTCAATAGAGGTGCTTAATACGTAAAAATCTCGATATGGTCTTCGTATACAATGATCTCTCGCACTAGCTGACGAATAAGCTGCTGTTTATCTTCAAATGTTAATTCATCCGAATTCTTAGATAGATAATATTCAGCCGCCTCAGTCAACAACCCGTGATTGAATTGAGCCTCTTTCGCATCTTTCATTCTAGCCTTCAGTTCATCCAATTGTTTCGTTGCGATTTCTTCCTTTTCTTTTAAAGATCGCATGGTTTCCCGAACCTCTTCTTCGCCAATCTCCATACCAGAAGCAAAGAGAGAAAGAATTTTTTTCCGGCCTTCCTTCGCCTTCTCAATTTCCTTTTCTAAACGTTCAAGTTCAATCTGTTCATAAGGAATTTCTTCCCTGACATTTTCCGCCTCAGCTGCCGCAGCGATCTCGTTCGGCTGCTCTAACCAGGAGCGAATCGTTTCCCACACCTCAGCCTCGATATTCTGGGCTTTGACTTTCCGACCGCATCCCTTTTGTTTAGCTCCAGCTGTATTTTTCATGTCTGTATATTCAAACTCGTATTTTCCCCAGTTTTTCGATCGACGCCCTGTCATTGTATTCCCACAATCCGAACAACGAAGCAATCCACTCAACAGATATTGATGAACCCCTTTCTTCGTCCACCTTCTTCGGGAATCTTGCAACAGCTTCTGCGCGTATTCAAATTTTTCACGTTCGATAATTGGTGGGCATTCTATCAGTATCCATTCCTCGCGCGGACGTTCCTTCATTGATACTCGTTCATCCGGGCTTTTATGTTTATTTCCAAGCATCCCTTCCGTGTTCCAGCGATTCTGATAGAACTCTCCGATATAAGCGGTGTTCATCAGTATCTGTCTTACCACTTGGCGATGCCACACGCTCGCTCCCCGTTTGGTTGGGATTCCTTTATCCGTAAGATGGATAGCAATACCGTTAATCCCTTTTACCATACTATTCGGTTTTGTAAAAAGGTCAAAGATCAATCGTACGACAGCTGCCTCCTCCTCATTTACTATGATTTGTGCTGTTTCCTTATCGTATCCATATCCATAAATTTTAAAGTCTCGCAACACACGCCCCTGTCTTGCTTTTTCGCGTCGGCCACGTGTCATCCGTTCGTTAATTTTGGCTTTTTCAAATTCTGCGATGGCACCACGCATACTATAGAAAAGTTGACCTTCCGGTGTGCGGGCGTACTCACCATTCACGAACACAAGTTCCACGCCACGTTTATCAAATTCATCGGTGACAAGCAGCTGGTTCATCAGTTTCCTTGATAGTCGGTCCGGATCCAGACAGACGATTTTAGTAATGAGACCGTCTCGAACATCCTGGCGTAAGCGCGACAAAGCCGGACGATCTAAAAACTCACCCGAAATTCCTTCATCTATATATTCCTTGCACTCAGTCGTTCCAGCCTTCTTCCGACACTCCCTGATTTGATCCTTCAGACCGAATCCGTGTTTGGCCTGTTCCTCTGTGCTTACCCGCGCATAAATTCCGACCACGAAGCTTTTCCCTCCTGTATTTCTCTTTGAGATAAATATAGCAGTCAAGCATTCGCTTGTCAGTAGAATTGCCCCTGATAAATTTGACATGCATCTGCGTTTCACCTCGCTAATGGAAGGTATGCAGATGCCGCTTGGACTAATGCATAATTAGCACGTGCTCATCGATTTTTATGACATGAAGATGAAGGGATAAAATATCCCGTCATCCGTTGTAAGCATAACTTCCAACACTTCTATCGCACTCGGCTTCGTCGGGTCGCGCCGGCCGAATAAGACCCTTCTTCTCCAACCGATTGAGGTGCCCGTGTACCGTTGAACTGGACGACAGGCCGATCGCCTTACCAATCTCTCGGATCGCGGGAGGATAACCCTTGCCCTTGACCTCTTGTTTGATGTATTCCAGAATAGCAAGCCGTCTGCTAAAAGTTTCTTCATCCCATTACCCCTCAAAATAGGAACAAACATTCTTGTTTTAAATTATACAGGAACATTAGTTCTTATTATATTCTGCACGCTCTTTTCTCCCCTTCTCTTGCATAAAATAACCTCCTCCAAGCAATATATCTCCGGAACTGAGGAACCCAGTAACTCATTTCCTGTGGTACAGATATACGATGGAACGGAAGAAGTTATGCAAAAAGAAAAGCCTGGATAATAGATATCTAGGCTTTTCTATAAACAAACTATATTATTGCTGCGTCAATTGCATCGCGCCATCTGATGAGATGTGCCGGTCGAATTTGTATATCTTGATCATAAATTTGTCTAGCTATTGCTATTGCTGCATCCAGTCTTCCCTTTAAAAGCTCTAGTCTTTGTTCATCATTCATTCCCTTTAGAGCTTCTAATTCTTCATAACGTTTTTCTAAAAAATAATATCTCGCTCTATCATTCCAACTATAAGCAACTTGGTGATAAAATGTAGAGTTTTGATGACTGGTTAAACCATTTATATTTTGATTACTATATATAAGCTGAGCTCGATCCTGCGGGAATTTCATAGATACTTCTGGTATATAAATAAATCTTTCACGCCTGGAATCCTCATCTCTGCCTTCGAGTTCAAGGGTAAAGTTTTGTTCATTAAAGGATTCTAACCAGCAAATTCCTGCGCTAAATCCCGATGAACCAAATGCACTTGCAAAAATGCCCATTCCATCTATAAATCCGTTAATAACAGGTTTTCTAAACTCGGACAACTCTTTAGTAAACGCTAAGAATGCCGCCAACTCTGGAGCACCACTTATTCTATCTGCTAGTCCTTCTGCTAAAATATAATAACCATCAACATTAAGGCCACGATAGTCTTGTATAATCTTTTGTCGACTCGATTCGTTTGTAAGCTCAGCGATGCTAATACAAATTGTAGCGTAGATAGGTTCCTCGAATCCCATTTCTTCTTTAATTTCAATTGATTTTTGTGCAAGCTGTAAATTAACATCATACCATGGAGAGTTTACTGTTTTAGCTACGAAGTAAGGGGAGAGCAAGATATTTGCTTCTAATTCTACCTGAGTACTTAAAACGTTTGTAACGAATTCCTCTACAAAGCCCCCTGCATGTTCATGTGTAAAATCATCAGGGATTAAAGGATCTATCTCAGGGCAATAATTAAGCTTCTTATATGTAGCTTTTTCAATACATAGTCTGTGTTCTAACTTAGCGGTATTCGGATCAACCATCAGAAATTTTATACCGCCAGCATTCCGTTTTTCCTTAACCTTCCCCCACACCTTGTAAAAATTCGTTGCTAAATTCGCGTCCATTATTACACCGTCAAATTCCGGATAGTTATTTATATACTTGAACTCATTATTTAACATTCTGGCAATAAAGACCGGTCGCTCAAACCCTGGCAAGTTCATTTATATTTTCCCCTTCCCCTATAAACATCTCAATATTAGGGCGCATTCTTCTCCATATAGCCTCATGTGCGAGAAATTTTATATTTTCGTTTAATGGTTTACGATATCTTGACTTCCAAATAATTTTAGCGGAATCTGTTTTCATATCTACAGTTATAAGACCAATATTATTTCTCTTTAAACGTTCACATTCGACACGATGCCCATATTCTTTAAGTAAAGCGACATACGTTCGATTTGCATAACTTTGATAACGTTTAGCTTGTTGAGTAGCCGCGATCCATGCTTCTTTTTTTGCTTCTACAGCGATGACTTCGGATGCTAAAGGAACAATGTTGTTAATCTTACGATAAGTATTACCTTCCGTCTCAACAATGAAATGACCTTCAATTAATTTATTAATAAGATTTCTTTTTAAGTAGGGCGTAGAGTAAGAAAAGCGCTTCTTAATTTTTTTAAGCTGTGTTCCTTTGTTATCCTCAGTAATAAAACGAAGCAATTCCGCAAGAACCTCATTTTTAATACTGTCGTATTGATTATTTCTAATCCGTTGGATAACTTTGTCTAGATTTATTTTTACTGCAACAACGTCCGCAACACCGTGTCCAGCTCCACCTACAGATACTTCTGTAAAGGTAAAGTAGCCCATGTCACTGAAGTATTTTTCGATTATAGGAATCATATCGGCTTCCTGGACCATTTCACACCCCTCCCGACAACATAATAAACGAGCACTCATGGTTGTCAATAGTTTAATTCTCCGCTGGGAAAATAATACCTTCATGTTAAAAACAAAAAACCCACCAACCTAGCGCCGATGGGCTTTTGCAGAAAAAATATCTTCAAAAACTAATTGAAAACAGTAAAACTAACAGCGTAATAATTAGTGGAATAAGGAATGCTCGTAACTCAACAACTTCATTTCCGATAACTATACAAACCAAAATACCAAAAGCAACAATTTCATCCATAATCGATTCTATCCTCTTTTCATATATTTTTTGTTGTTTCTATTCTCTTTTGATCTGTACGACAAAAAAAGACCGCCACCCGATAAAGGGCAGCGGTCTTTCATCATTTAAGGCGTTGGAACTGAAGGAATTGACTGTGATTGCGCAGTTTCTTGGGCCGGGGCAGTGGTGTCCGTAGTCGGGGCTGCCGGCACGTATGCGGTTGGAGCGACATCTGTAACTGCCGTCTGAACCACCGGCGTGCCCACCAACTGATTCACCTGGTCTTTCCCGCGCAGCACATATTTCTCCACCATTTGTGCCACAATACCTTCAATTGGGCCCAACAACTGTGCCGCTTCATCTTTGAGTGGCCCGAGGTTTTTCAGTACGTCCTCGATAACCGCCTGCTTGATAGCTTCGGCTGTTTCCGGAGTGAAAAGATTGTGCTGTTTCAAACCAATGACCACCCGGCTATTTGCATCCTGAACAGCCGTTTCCGTCAAGCGTTCAATGGTGTCGATGATAGGATTCACCTTTGCTGCGATGCTCGGCGTCGTGTGTTTGGAAACAGCATCCTCAAGTTTTTTAGCCGCGCTACGCAAAAGTACGCCGCCGATTCCGAGAATTAGTGCAGCCAGAATGGTTTGAGTGAGTGAGTAGATTTGATCGTACATAATTATTTTCCCCCTTTGATCAAGTCATAGAAATTGTTCATTGTAGCCGCTAAAATTTCGATTGTCACTGGCTCTCCAGGCTTGTGGTCATCTTTGAAAACCTTGTTTGCTTTCGCTTGAGCAATAGCTGTTACTCGCCAATCTTCGGTTTGATTTGGTGCTGCAGGTTTCGGCCTGGCCAATATATTCGCCTGGATAGCGTTCAATTGTGCCAGCGTAGCCTGCTGCCAGTCCCACCAGCTGACGTGGGAGAGCCCGGCCTTTTTGGATAGTTGGATAAATGCTGCCATGTCTCCCGGCTGTGCCCCGGCATACGCCTGTCCGCTAGGCGCGATAGGCTTTCCATATTTTTTGTATGAAGCAATCGATGCATTGAACGCTACAGCCACGTTCCAGCCCATCTCCGCCCAGTAAATCTGTGGCATCATCACATCCACAAACTTGTTGTATTCAGTGAATGGGACCTCCGGATGGTAGTCGGCAATGGCGAAGGAGGAAAGGCCAATCAGTACATTCGGATGCTTTGCCCTCAGCATTTGGCCGAACTGCGCCACCCGGGACGCTTTGCCTTTCACGTCAATCTCCGCATCCAAGACAATCCAATCCGCACCCGCTTCAATGGCCTGGCAGCAGGCGTCAACTTCCCCTGCCACGTCCGTGAGATATTGATATATCCAGCCGCCTACGATGATTCCGGCTGCTTTGAAGGGGCCGACAAGCCGTTTAAACTGCGCCATATATGCCTGACTGTTCGGGTCCCCCACCAGGCTGCCGTTTGCAAACTTGATGAGCACCCCGTGTATGCCCCTAGCCTTCGCTTCTGCAATCATTTGCTGCACGTTACCCCCATGAATTTTGTCTGCTTGCCAGATCCACATGTGTGTGCCGTCGTAAATGTTCATTGTTTTGTCTTCCTCCTCTTACGCCCCGCGTTTCCGCTTAGGCTTTGTTTCGTCTTCGGCGCGATTCTTGATTTGAATTAATGCATTCTTTAATGCAGCCGGAAATGGTAGCCCGGCCCGGGCGATATTTTCTGCGAGTGAAAGCCCTTCATTGGCGATATAAAACCATATGGCGGTATTCCGGAGTAGCCCGGGCGAATTCAGGGCAATGTCTAACTTGTGTGCCACCGTGACCACAGTTAAAATCAAAAATTTCTTCCCAATCCCTCGAAATCCGGTCGAACTTGATAATCGTTTCTCTATCCAGGCCGCGTAAAATCCGGTCACATAATCAATCACAATCATGTAGACCAACACATCCAGAAGTGGTGGCCACCCGCCGAAAAAATATGTGAGGACTGCCCCTATACCGCCAGTAATCCATTTGAAAATTGTCTCTTTTTCCATCCCCTCAACTCCCTCACCCCCTTTTGGGGAATATAAAAAGGAGCCACAGTGTGACTCCTCATGAAACCTTCTGCAATTCAATCGACTTCGCCAGCTCCCCTGGCGTACACGAAAAAGCTGCAAGGTATATCCCTGTGGCAGCAAACATCCGAGCCGCCGTTTCAGAGCAATCAAACCGACTAGGATCGTTCCGGATCCTCCGGCCAAACAAAAGATGCAGACCGTTCGTAATGACCTGCACCCTGTCATATGGCGTATTCAACTTGCTGTGTAGAAAAGCATCCATCGCGTCCATTTGAGAGAAGGTCAGCTCTCCCCGGTACCGAAACACGTCATATTCGTCCGGCGTATAGTGCATGTGTTTCACCTGCAAGGGAACACGCCAGTCTGTTTCCGCGATGTGCCACTCATCCAACACGATAGCAACGTGGCTGTATTGCGAATGCGTCACGTCCTCAATCGTCTGGCTCACCAACGATTTTCCACGAACAAAAAGGAGGTCATAGCGTTTTAGTTTCATACGCTCGACCTCCTACGGGGTTGTTGGTGCTGTCGTTTGCAGGTTCGAAAAGTCAATGGCGATCGATTCAACCTTTTCCGGCGAATCCGTTGTATCAGCTTTAATTTGTTCCTCAATACTCCTGAAACGAGCAAGATACGCCAACTCCATATCACGAAGGTCAGACGCAAGCTGCTTGAATTGCATCTCATCAAGATTGACAATACTTCCATCTGCCGCTCGCCACGGCACTGGCCACTTGGCGATACCGTTCGCGTTCATGAGTAATTGCTTTTGCATCTCTGCCCAAGCTTCCTGTGTCGCAGAGTACAGGATAGGAGTACCCGATGCGGAAGAGGTAAATGGCATAGCGAGAGCTGTGTAATAAGCGTTGGTTAGCTCGGTGAGTTTCGCGTCTTTTTCGCGTTGTAAGAGGACAGTGTCCGCATCAGGTTTGCGTGTCAGCATCCCGTTTGACACTACGTACAGGTCTGCGTTAGCAAACGCATCCTTTACTGCAGCATCTGCATCATCCTCTGAAAATGGCCCGAGGACAGCGCATCCATCGGGAATGTTTGTCCATTCTTCGGCTGAACCAAGATAAGGTGCGCCGTAGATTTCCCCTGTTGATTTTGTATATAAAAACCAATAATTCATCGTTCATCCCTCCTTTTATGAGCCTATGGCAAGCCATTGGAAGTACGTGTTTTGCGCAACAGTTGAACCAATAGTAACAGAGAACTGAGTTGTTGTAGGATTGTAAGCTGCTATCCACATTTTATCTGATCCGCTAACAGTAGATGCAAGGCTAGCAAAAACAATGGGAGCAGATGTATAAATAGTCGGGAATGTGATGGTAGTAGACACTACTCCATTTGCTACAGTAGTAATAACACCTCCTCCACTCTGAATCTTATACCCGCCGGATAAAATTTGGGCAATGTTGTTCATCTGCTGCCATGTAATTGCGCCCGTTCCCGGTGGTGCAGTATATATGCTTGGAGGGTATCCGTCATACCTTGTAACTAGAGCTTGTGCGGACTTACTTGTATCATAGCGATACCAGTTACCTGATACCGAGTCATAATAGCAATTTGATGTTAACCAAGTAGTACCAATCCCACCTATACGCATGTCTCCGACCGTAGAAACTAAATTTACCCCACCAGAAAAAGGTAGGCCGGTAGGTGATAAGTTTTCAATAAATGCACCTTTCCCAATCGAAACCTTGTCAGGAAGTGTTCCCGGATAGTTCCTCATCCCTCCCCAATCCTGCGCCGCATACAACGCCTGTACCTGTTCGGATGTCGGGATTACATCTGTGATAATCGGGAAGTCGATGGTTCCGTTACATTGATTTCCTCCTGTCGTTTGTAAGCCTATATATACTTTTTGTGCATCAGTAATAGTTTCGCTATTTACTAAGGAAACTTGTTGCAAAGTTCCTCCGTTTATGGCGTACCAAAGGTACATATTCCCCGCTACAGGGTCGTCAAGCCATGCGACAAAAAGGGTATCTCCTGCATCAAATACTATCGGTGGCGTTTCTAAGTTCTTTTGCGTGCTTCCTTTTGGGTACTTAGCAAAACGAATAACGCCACTAGGCTGCATATATTGAATCCACCTTCGCTGGCTTGATACAGCTAAATCTGCTTCGGAATACAGCACTCTTATCCCATCGGTACTTATGAATGTGGAACTTGCTTGTTCAGGTTTCCACACCAACGCCCCAAAATATCGGCTAGGCAACGGACTTCCAAGCGCATAACTCAACGAATCCGCCTGTCGTGTCGCACTGGATGTGGTGCTGTCGTTGCGGACATAGGTCGTGGCATAGGCTTTTTGTTCGATTTGAGCCGCATCAAATATAAAGGTTCCTGCATCATGTACCCTAAATTGAAAAAATACATACGGATTAGACGACAAGGTTGATGGTGATACCGCCTGTTTACTGTACCTAGTAACTTGTGTTGTTCCACTTATGGGTGTCGTATTAGAAGGACTCGTATTATTTCCGAAGTCTATATGAATATCTGCTCCACCAGAACCGACACCATTGGTGGAGATAAAACCGGAAAAAGTATATGTTGTAGAAGTAGAATATCCAGTTCCTTGATTGAATAATTCCCCGTTAATTCCGCTCGCCACTCCAACCGCACTTACACTATAATTCCCACTAATCGGATTCGTGCCTGTCAATCCCCATGCGACTCGGCTATCACCGCCAATATTCCACCCATCTGCAAAAGGAGCCGTAACCTGTGCGCTTTTAATTACAACGCCTGTGTCTCCACCAACGCCAATGAGAAAACCTCCTGTAAGCGAAGTATCTGTAGCTGTGAGGGTTTGAAGAAGCGTTCCATTCGTTCCGGTTCCGCTGTAGAGTTTGGCTGTGAGTCCACCGCTTGGTGTGATGGATAATGTAATGGTATAGGTTGTGGATGCAGAAATGGTTTGAGCGACGGATGTTAATGTTGTATATCCTCCGGATATAAGTTTTTCGATATAAAAACTATTTGCAGTACACGTGGCGTAATAACCATTGTTTAGGTTTACTGTTAAACCTAAATGAGCAAGAACAGTTCCACCACTAGCAGGAGTTGTAAAAGTAGCCTGTACTGTTTGTGTTAAAGCTGTTCCATTACTACCTGTTAATGGCTTCCATGCACTATTACCTGCGGTTATAAGCGATGCACTCGCCCCACTCGTAGCCCCGCTCGCCCCAAAGGTGAAACTCCCCGCTTGTACTGTCCAAGAAGCCGCTGTACTTCCGCTATAACTCGTCAACGGATCACTGAATACCGTAGCCGTACCCGTGACCGTTTCAAAGTCGCTGTTGTAGACAAGGTTCGTTGTCGCTTCCTCAATAAACGCACCCTGCCCAAACTTGCCCATTTCTGTGCGTAGGACGTTGTACGGAACCGGTGAAAGATCCTTTTTCGTTGCATTCGATGCACGGCTGAATGACTGTCTGGATGGGTCGAGTAGGTTCGGGAAGCCGTTCGCAACCGTCAACGTTCCATCCTGTGCAATACGTGTGCCCGCTCCTGCTTTCACTCCGCCGATGTTATTTCCGGATGGTGGGGCGAGAGATACCGTTTCCTGGTTGGTTCCCGGTGTGGTTTGGATGCCGGCTCCGGGCTGGACGTAGGTACCGTTTTTGATTGCGGTATAGGCAGGGTCGGTATTGGCTACTTTCTGTGCCAATGCATTTGTAATAGTCGCAGCAAAATTCGCATCATCCCCAAGTGCATCCGCGAGTTCTTTGAGTGTATCCAGCGCACCGGGGGCACCGGCGATTAGATCGGCGATAGCCTGCCGCACTGTATCCAGCCGTGCAATGTCATCATCCGCGACCGGCGCAGCAACCTTTGCCCGGCCGTTTGCGTCACGGACCATCAAAGAGTCTGGGGTAACACCAGGGGTGGCCTCATCCAGTGCACTGTTGGCTGATTCTATGCCATCCTCCATATGGTTCATCCGCTCCGCTGTCACTCGCGTTCCGGATTGCACAGCTTCAAACAGCAGTCGGCCAGTTTGCGGGTCCACTTTCTGTTTTCCTGTCGTTGGATCGATTATCGGCTTCGATAAATCTATGATTTCATCCAACCACTGTTGTTTTGTGTATGGCATTATGACACCTCCAATCGTACCGGTATTTCAAAACAAATGAAAAAACCCACATCGTTTTTGGTCACGTTGAGGGTTTGAGTAGCTAATATATTTCCAGATGTATCCAATAATGAAGCTCCGAGGATGTTCTTTCCTACCTGTTCGTGTTCATCGAGATAGATATATTTGCGAACCGATTGGTTTTCGATGACGGTGTTAAAAATCGGGTACTGGACTTGTGTGCCTTCTACATTGACAAGCCCATGGTCTACCAGATTGTCAATATACTGACAGACATCATCAAGCAGAATGGGTTGTATAATTTGAGTCATGATTCACCCTCCGTATAAAAAAGCCCGCATACAGGGAAATCCACAACTTGAGAGTAGGCGTTTTGTTGTAGTGTAATCGCTTCGGCTATCGTATGACTTGAATAGGTATGCCGAATATGGGCCCGCTTGTTCCGAACCACGTAATCTTCTGCCAGCGCCAAATTAATAGCAGCACCAGTCTCCTGATACTGATACTCCACTGCGTAATTCGGGATATCCGGTACAATCGTGACCGGTGTTCCAAGAAGCAGGCTCAACCCTTCTTCGAAAACTTCTTTGCGGATAGTGCCTCCACGCTCTCTCATTCGTGCGATTAGACGGTTCTGACGGTCCTGCAGGGGTAAAGAAGCATCAATTGTAAGTCCGTACATTGATTCAAGTGTCGGAAGTAAATCCTCCGCTGTAGCAGGATTGGCTTCTTTCTGTACCTTCTCCACAAAACTATAGAGATAGTCCAGAACATTACCAAGGCCTCCAAAAAGCCGTTCGTTCCCTGCATCTTTTCTATCCAGCCATCGATGCGGAAATGTATTGTATAAAAAGTCCTTAAACCCCATAGTTTTCACCTCATGAAACAGAAATCGTACCAGGAACGGCCATTTCTGACGTATCGATCGTTATGTCATCGGTTGGATTCTCAATTTTGAAGCTTACAAGTAGAGGGTTCTTATTCGGATCTGCCGGGTCATATGCAAACTTTGTGATGGCAATGAGATCGTAGAAAAGCATCTTCTTGTCCACATTTACCTGCTTACGGATGAAAGTCTCAATAGCAGATTGAACAATCGGGCCACCTGTTTCCAATGTGTATCCAGACCGCCATACACAATTGATTATGCTTACGTCAATCGAATGTGTAGTTGTCCCTTTGACCAGTACCCCTCCCGGCATGATTTCCGCCGGCGTTTTTGTATCTATGAATGCCTGGCACGACGCAATAAGGTCAGGTCCAGCAGGTCCATCTGCGGCTGAGATAATAATATCGATCGTTCCGTTACCACGTGCGAGGGGAATGACCGTTGCCGATGCTACACCCGGCACACTTTCGGCCCATATTTTATAATCTGGGGCGGTTCCTCCGCGTTCCGGGGTTTGTGTGCGCTCAAGTATGCGGGACCGATAAGTCTCGATATCCTCTTCATCGGCCGCCGGCTCAATACAAACTGAATCTGTCACATAGTCGAATCCCGCCTGTGCAATCAGAGTAATACTCCCTGGGGGAACGTTGCCAGAAACACCGGGGGTGGTGCATATAACTTTTACACCCGTTACGTTATCGGATCCAGCGGATATTTTTAAATTTTGCCCGGGAATGACAGTGAATTGGAGAGGTGGGTCATCATTCACGGGAGTCGTAGTGACCAAAAAGTCATCCGGTACGGGTGTATCAACATCTACAATGGAGCTCTTCCAGAGAGTCACTGTATGGATGCTATAGGTTGCTTCTTTTATAGGAAGTCCTATGGTATACCCAAATTCCTTCAATTTATCTTCATCTGTTGCCGTAGCAGGAGTTAAATTGTCATAAACTAACTTCAATACACCAACCAGAAGCATGATCGCCTGAGCCATTCCGATGATGAGGAACTTGGTAAAATACTGGTTGGCTATATCATCAATCCGCTTGTCAGGACCTACAAGATTATCAACAAGTACTTGAATGACATCATCTTTTGTAGGCCATGTCATACTCCACCACCTGCTTGTATATTAATTTCTTTGATTTCCCCTTGAACAACGAATTTAGCATATAGCATTTTTGTTTGTACTCCATCTACTTCCTGCAGGTAGAATTCAACGTCCTCCACCGTGTCAATCCAGGGCGGACCACCGTTGTCAGTCCCGATTTTCATCAGCCCTTCCCGTGCTGCCGCTTCTATCTCTGCTTTCATCTGTGCAGTGAAAGGTTTGCCTGCGGTAAAACCTACTGTTTCACCATAGTCCGGAAAATCGACAGATTCCCCTAAGTCAGCGAGAAACCGAAGATATGCCTGTTGAACAACGTTATCCGTGTCGCTCACCGTAACAATATCGTCTCCATTCCAGCGTATCGCCCCGTTTACTACCAGAACATCGGAACCAAAGTTCATAGGCATTTCCCCCACTCATCATTCTCTATCGTCGTGAGCAATGGTTCTTCATCCGGATCCATTTCGCCGTCATCTAAGGGACCTAGGATAACATAGGTATGACCACCATTCAGTTGAATCGCCCCTGCTATAACCTCCATATTCACCTTATAACCCCACTTGGGTATGTGCGGACTATGCTTATCGTGTCGATGTTGGTTCCCTCCATGTACAGGATCTACTTCACCATCTGGGTCTGGGTGGTGATTATGAGTGAGATGTGGAGGAATTGGATAAAAGGTGTCTTTCATCACCCGGCACCATCCTGATTCAATGTCATAGGGTTGCACTTGTATTTTTACCATGCGTCTATCCTCATCAACGGCGGTTATGACGCCATATACAAAGGCTGATTGTGGCAACATATCTTGAATCCTTTGTTCATTCATCCGAACTGTCCCCCTTCCTCCAGTGGTAGATTTGTGAAGCTAATCTCGCAGCTTAATCCATTGTCTTTATCACCGCTTATCACAATTTTAGGAGCAAAGTAAATCTGCGATAAACCCTGCCCTACGCCATACATCGCGATCCTCCGATCATTTGATAGTTCCGGGAACCAATCAGTATGAAAACTACCGTACACCTGTTGGCGTGATAATTCTTTTAGTAGATTCCGTGCTTTCCGCTGCGCTTGATCCCTTGTAAGCCCCGGATAATAGTAGCGGAGAGTATATTTATTGCCTGATGAAGTCTTGAAACTTGCTTTCTCCACAATCCGGTGGCCGCCGCTTGTCGGCGTTTTCGGTTTAGTAGATGGTTTGTGTTTCTTTGGATTCTTCGGTATCTTGGCAGGTGTAGGCGCCCAAGATATAACCTCCACAATCAGGTTTCGAGCTGCATTAGGCGCCCGCTCGATTCTGAATGGCGTGGCTATGTTATAGCCCCACGTAAAGGGAATCGGATCCTTTAAATAACCCGGCAATTTCTCCCTCGGCCCGAAGAACCACTCCTTGCCTTTTACACGAGTCGTAAATCCCTCCTGCTGTGCAAGATATAAATCATAGTCCCAATGTGAGACTTCACGCTGTACATTAACATGGTCCTCATTTTCATAGCTGCCAATGAGTGTGGTAGTCTCAACCGGCACCACTGGGATTAAACCATGTTGTTTGGCCAATTGCCGATGCGCAGCGGTTGCCGTTAGATTCTGAAATTTTACTGATTCTTTGAAATCATAAGGGCCTGCAGCAAGCGATCGTCCATGTATTGTGACCATTTCACCCATGGATTCGTCAAAGTTCCATTCTGGGTAATCCATTTTACCTTCTATCAATTCAACGAGATTGCCTTCACCTGCGAACCCCGCTGCTATCTTCACATCCGCACTCCCAAAAACAAGTGCAGACGATGCGGAAGGACCGCTGAAAAGCAAGGGATTCTCCGGTTTGTCTGTGACTTCCCAAGGTAGTTCTACGGAGAATGAATCGACACCGCCTAGGCCGTTGAGTTCCACACTGAATTTTGTCCAATGCGGTGTTTTTTTGCCGTTGATAGTTATATCTACTACTGGCGTACCAACAGGCCGAAATAGCCCTTTCTTTTTTAACAACGTATTGTTTAGCATTACAGTGTCAACACCCACCCTGGCCGGATATCATGCGGCCCATAAATTAAAACTTTTCGATTTTTGCTATATATCTCCGGCCATCGATCCGGATCTCCCAGCATAATACCTGCAATCTTAGATAAGGTGTCCCGCGGTTTAACTGTATAGGTTTTCGGCTTCACTGTTTTAACTGCCACCGTTTGCCCTGTCGCGGAAACAGCCGATTTGTTAGCCGCTGCTGTCACTGCGTCCGGCTTTTTCGTAGCTGTCTGACTGGAAACGACCCGCATTAGTGTAATAGAAAAAGGAATCCTCTGCTCCGTTTTGAAATCAGGCAGGAATTCCTCAATCATCACAGGTATATCGAATTTTGATGTTTTAAATCTCACGGGCTTTCCCGTCGTTCGCATCAGACCTATATACATCATCCGGTTGTATGCTTCTTTACCGAGGAATGTGCCACTCCATGTGATCGGCCGATAGTCAGGGCCAAGATTTTGTATCGATATCTCTCCACCCGGGAACCATCGTTTAGCAAGAATTTGCTTCCCGCCAAGCTGAGATAAGTCAGGTTTTTCAAATTCTTTCAATTGCATACCGCCAAGCCAAATGTCCATGTTACACCCCCGGGATCAGGCTGATAGGCCTTGTTAGGCTGTTTCGTTTGTCTTTTCGATTAAGTTTCTGTTCAACCATATTCGCCACCCGTTGAGCCAGCGCATTTGCATCCTCGCCTGGTTGTTGGTAGATGTGGAAATGCATATCTCCATGAACCGTCGTTCCCCCAGCGGCCGCACCCACCATCGGATGATTAACAGCTATTCCTGGCCTTACCTGCATACTGTTGGCCGCCATATTCGATGCGTTACGCAAAACAGGTATTTTTCCAATCATCCCTTTTGCGATTGCACTCACAAGGTTTGAACCCCAAATAGATTGGTCTATGGCAAGCGGTCCTTCTTTTGTCGGTGATTGTACGCCTAGGTTTGCATGAGCGGCTGCGGCCACCTGTTGAGCAGCTGTACGGACAGCATCCGCTTTAGCGGCCAATCCTCGCGCAAAGCTTGAACCGAGATTCGAGCCAAAGTTCTCCATAACTTGTGGTTGCGGCAAAACAGACATGATGATATTTTTAAATCCTGAAATTGCGGCGACTACTTGCGATGCCGCAGAACTTATCCCGTGAGCGAAATTGATTCCTGCATTTTTCCCAGCAGCCAGCATAAACGTTTGGAGTTCAATGACTTGCTTTCTGGCAGGCGCTTGGTCAAGTGTCGAAGGAATAGTCAAAGGCTTTATTTGTTCCGTATTGAAAGCTTGTGGTTGCTTTGTCAACTGGTCCATATTCAAATTCGCAGGCACCTGAATCGGTGGCACGTTTTTCCCCGAAGCCATCTGCTGCAATTGCTGAGAGATTTGATTTTGATTAAGTTGTGCATCTACTTTCACAGCCGGTTGTTTTCCCATTGGATTTTCATTCGTTTTTGGAAGAATTACATTAGCCATTAATGTAGGCATTTGCACTTTTTGTGGTAGTGTTTGAGCCTGCGTTTGCAATTGAGTCATATCAATTCCTGCCGGTATCTGAACAGGCGGCATGCCCATTGCTTGAGAACCAAGCTTGGTAATATCCGACATGAAACTACTTGTATCGGCTTTAACAGGAACGTCCACCTGTTTTTTATCATCCGCAATGCCAAAGAAATCTTTTACTGCTTGTTTTGCTTTGTCCCAGTATTTTGCGATAGTAAGCGGAATACCGACAATAGGCATAAATATATTAAGAACAAGAAGTGCCCATCCATTAATGTTTTGCGCGAAGTTTTTCAGCGATGTCCACCAGTCGTTCCATTTGTAAATCACCAGTGCAACAACTCCGATAAGAGCCACAACAAGCATAATAACCGCGCCTATTGGATTAGCATCCAGCGCCACATTTAAGAGCCATTGAGCGCCTGTCCAAGCAAGCACTCCAAGTCGTATCGTCCACATTAGGGGTGCCAAAATAGCAGCCGCCGCGTATTGTAGCCACGTGGCTGATGTAGCGGTACCGGTTGCAATCGCATATATGGTTTGTGCTGCGGTGACGGCTAACATAACGCTTCGGTACGCTCCCATGATAAATGCTGTGGTACCAGTGATTATATTCAATGCGATTGTACGAAGGATATTTAGAGAAGTGGCTGCAGCTAATTGAATCATTTGAGCAGCGGCTACAATAATTGCAGGTGTGTAGGCAACTGTAAAAATAACTGCTAAACCCTTTACTACCCATCCATATTCGTCCCAAAGATTTTTCACAGTGTCCCAATTTTTATATATGAGATACGCTAGGCCGGCTAGTGCAAGTCCAACGCCGATATATGTGAATGTTGTGGCCATGACCCCGGTAACTGTAAGTCCGGCTACCTCCATAGCCAAGGATAATGCCCCGAAAGCTGCTGAAGTTACCAATACAATTCCGGTTAAAAGCATAAATCCAGAAATTACAGCGCCGCTTATTATTAGTCTTTTCGTTAAATCAGGATGAGAATCAAGGTAATCGGATAACGAAGAAAATTTATCAGCAAAAGCAGTAAGAACTTGTGTTGCTACATCTAATAATGGCGTTCCAAATGATGTCTTTACACTATCCCACGCCTCTTGCATACGCTGTAGTGAAGCAGAATATGTTGCATTGGCCTCTGCGGCACGTTCTGTAATAGTTAGCGAGTTTTTCATTAATTCTTTAATTTCTGCCATACTACCTGTACCGCCACTTTCAATTGCTCCAAAAAACCGACCACCCTGATCTCCTAACCAAGTATTTAAAAAATCTTGTTTTTGGAGTGCACCCATACCTTTTATCGAACCATCAATTGTATTAATAATCTGCTGCATAGGAAGAAGATGTCCGGTTTTATCTTTAAAATCGTTTACAGAAAGACCTACAGATTCCATTTGTTTTAGACCTGGACCAGTAGGAGATACTAATCGGTTTAAAAAAGCGTCCATCCCTGTGCCAGCTGTACTTTGGTCAATACCCCTAGTATTCGCTGAGGCAAGGGCTAAAATTACATCGTCATAACTTAATCCTAACCTCTTGGCCGTTCCGCCCGCATATTTAAATCCTATCGATATATCCTGAGCGGTCGCGGCTGAAGCACCATCAGCCATAACAATTTTGTTTGCTAAGTCTTTTGTTCTGCTCCCATCAAGTTGGTACGAGGCTACAATTTTAGATAGTTGTTCTGCAGTGTCTAGAGGAGTTTGTTGAGTGATTTGAGCCATATATAACGCAGATTCTCCAACGCCATCTAGTATATTCTTTAGTGATATACCATTTTTCTGTAGAGTATCAAAGGTTTGGATGGCATCTGTTCTTCCGAAAATAGTTTTTGCACCAAGGTCCTTTGCCAAGCCATCAACTTGTTTTTTAATAAAGTCTAATGCATCTGTTTTTGTGTTAAATTTGATATCCACACCTTTAGTTTTAGCGATTTCTTGCGCCTGTCCTATAACGTTTTTTACAGATTCGATATTTGCGTTGGGTTTAATGGCTTGGCCAAAAGCGTTAACTTCAAAAGATTTCATTGAATCCTGCAATTTTGAAGCTGATTCAAGCGAAGAATCAATTGCTTTTGTAAGTGTTGTAAATCCTGCTACGCCAGCTGCGATAAATCCAGCTCCTGTCCATGCTAAAGTTTCAAAACTTTTCATTCTGGTAAGGACATCGTCAGTTGCGTTTTCAAGCAAATGAAAATGACCAATTATACTTTGGACACCTGATGTAACTTGATCGGATAACGTAATTGCGATAGCTAAATCGAGAATTGAACTCATAGATTCACCACCTCGTGCAGCAAAATAAAAACACCCTTGTCAAGGGTGTGCTGTGTAATAATACTTTTCTTGATTTACTGTAAACCAAATTGAGTTTTATTTAGTAACTTGTTGTTTTGAAATGTAAAATTAGCATTAGCCCCAAGAGTTCCTTCTCCATTATACATATAGATAACGGTATAATAAGGATCGTTTACCGAACCTGTTTCGGAAAGTTTCTGCCCTTCTCCGCCAATAATTTTTTTAACTTGTTCATACGTCATACCATTTTTTATGGTATCAAATTCGCTTTTCGTAATTGAAACAATGGAATTTGTTTGTGACTGTTCGTTAGTTTGTTGGTTAAGAAGTACAGGCATTCCATTTTGAACTTCGTATTCGTTCACTAATTGTCCATTTTGGTCGTAAATTTTACCTCTACCGTACATACTCCCATCCTTGAATTCGCCTTCAAATACAACACCGGAGTTTTGATTATAAGCCTTTCCATGTCCGTCTGGTTTTTCGTTTTTAAATTCGCCTTCGTACAATAACTTTCCGTTTTGGTACGATTTACCGTTAATTATCTTTCCATTTTCAAACAACCCCTCATACGAGATATCACCATTTGGCAATACTACTTTCCCGTACCCTTGTGGGATGTTATTTTGAACTTGACCAACGTACTTAGCCCCATTACCGTTTTGCACAGGTAATTCTTTTACTGTATTTCCTGTAGCAGGTTGGTTATCATTGGATGGCGCGCAACCAGCTAGTACAATAAAAATCAATAACATAATTTTTTTCATATGTCCCCCTCCTTTCTACATCTTACACCACCTCTTTTATTGTGTAGTAAATTTCCATTCGACAAACTTTGACAAACAAAACACCCTCTTGAAAGGGTGCTGGTATGTTATAATCTTCCTGTACAATAGATACGGCTCCTCAAGGGTGGTCGGCTCACTCCCGTTGAAAGGGGGTGACGCCTTATGACAGTATTCGAAGCAACTTATTTGATGATTGCATTTGCAACATTAATCGTAGCTATACTGTCATTTACACAAAAGAAATAGACCTCCCTTGAGCCTGGAAAGTTGAAGGGTAGGTCTATTTTCTGTGAAATACAACTATGAGCCGTCCCTCTTGGGAACGTCTATTGTACATGACCGTAAGTGTTACCAGCACTTGCGGTCTTTTTTTATCTTACTCATTTGATACGGTATATATACCGTATTTGCAATACATTATACCACAAATTCTTCATCAATTATTTTTACATTTATATTTTTTCTTTTAATAAAAAGCAAAAATAAATGATAGCCTTGTACAATTGCTTTTTTGGAGGGCTTAATTTTAAAAGCCCAACTCAAAATGAGAAAGGCATTTTTAATTGACTACGGAACAAAATTTCCCGGTATATCCACATTCGAATAATCTACAGTTTGAACATCCGACTGATCTTGTGGCTGTTCCTCTGATTGGTTTTGTGCATCTTCTTCTACGGCTTGTTCATCAGCATCTGGCGGATAAATGACTAGTGTGTTATCACCATCCATATTAACTCCGCAATCTACGGAAGCACCAAGTTGTGTTGCTTCTATGTAGAAAGATCCGTTTACCAACACAGACGGTGTAACTCCAGGATACTGGATGCCGTTTTTTATTACGCTGTCATCATTTCGCGAGAAAATAGCCGAAATTCCGTTCCCTGTTACGCTCATCATCTGTGAAGGCGAATCCCATTTTGCATCGTACCCAAGTGCATTAAAAACCTCCCTGGCAGGAAGCAAAAGAAATTCATTATATTTAACTGGTTTGTGTTTCAATACGATTTCTTCACCGTTGTACATCACCTTAATATCAACTGGCTGATAAGGAGAATTTACAGTCAGTTGTTTAGCAAAAACAATACTGCTACTTAATGAAAATACTATCATGCAAAGAATTAACGATATAAATTTTTTCATAGATATCCCCTCCTACTCCTACTATACAGGAAAATTTATGAAAGAATTTATATTTTTTTGACAGAACACCTCCATTTTTCAAGAAGTGTTCTGTCGTTCGTTCCATTCATTCACAATAATAATAGCTGCATTGACCTCTACATCAGTCATCTGCAGTGTTGCTTCAAACGAAACTCCCGCACCGGATGCAAGTGTTAGTTCGATACGGTTGCGGAACCAGGCGGTGTTTGCAAGTTTTTTGCTGCTTCATCCAATTTTTCTTTCGCTTCTTTAGGCAGCGCTTCTTTTTCAAGCTCCGTCCATTCTTCATAAGTAAAATGGTCCATGACGCCATATACGCCTGCTAAGTCACTTGGCGTTACAATTGCTTCGCCATCTACCGACGCTAACCCGACGACAGTTTGAATAGCGACGGTAGAAAGGATACCGCCGATATTTTGTCCGCCCTCTTTGATACATATTGCAAGAAGTGCTCGCTCAATAAAATGATGCTGTCCGCGTTTTTCACGCATTACGACTTTCTTTCCGGTTGATAAAGTAATTTCAGCCATGGTTTGTCCTCCTTATAGTGGAATCCGGCGCGGTGAGTGCCAGTTGATAGAGTTGGTAATCGGCTTGTTGTTACCGTCAGCTGATTTTTTAAATCCGTCAAAGGTTACATTGTTATACTTATACTTGCGAATCGTCCCATCCCTGTACGTTTCAGACGTGAAAATGATGTATGATAACGTATCACCTGTTTGATCCTGATATTGTTGTTTGGCGTCTGCAATATCATCCATAGCAGTGCTGGTTTGTTGGCCCTCAATAGTGCCTTTCCAACCCATTTGAATGACTTCGCGGTACTCATCCTCTTCCCCGATTGGATATTTCTTTTCTTCCTGTGTGATTTCTTCTACGGACCATTTCAGTATTTCAGGCGCTTTCGCTACCACATTACCAGAAGAGTCTGCTAGTCCAATCACAAGTTTTTTACCGAGCATACCATTTTCGGCCATTCTCTACACCTCCACATTCGTCCCGCCTCGGAAGTTGAGTAATGTCCACTCGGCGGTATTGTAATATTTCGCACTGACATCATCGACGAACTGGTCAATTTGCGCAGCAGCATCATTAAACGAAATGGAATAGTCCTCTATGACGTTGTCGTTTTTGAGTCCATCCAAGTACGTCCGTAGTTTAATCTCAGCGTCACCCTTCATTTTCTTGGTCATCGCCTTACCCTGCCATGGGGCTGCCACACCGAACAATGCTTTTTCAATCCAAGAACTTAATCTTCGTTTATTCACTTTGCGGTTTTCATTGTCAGAGATCACATTGCCCTCCACATCTTTCACCGCAAGTGTATAGTCATTCGACATGCGATAAGCCATCGAACCGTCACCTTTGGCGCTTGGTTTCAGTTCGAACGCTCCGATTTGGTTGTTATATAGCGTGGTTGCCATATCAAAATCCACTTCTGTTTCAGCCCCGGCAATCCAACTGCACTCTACAGCAAGGCCACTGTCCTCAATATTTCCGATCGCGTGCACGATTGCTGCCACACAAGCCCCGGAAGCATATTGTCCTGTAGTTGATTTGTACCGACCGAAGTTCATATGCATGAAGTCCGTATCAAATAATTGCCGATAGGTTGCAGCTGCATCCACCATTTTTGCGGTACTTGTACCGCAGTAGGTCATGATGTTGTGCTTCTCGCCATATTGACGGAGAGCATCGTCCGCTGTTTGGCCACTAAAATCAATGTAGGATACATCTGTAAGGATAGAAGCAGGAGAACCTTCGAATAGTTTCAGGCCTGTGCGTGCACCTGATCCCGGGTCAGACGTGCCAATGTAGTCGGTCGCTGTAACAGGAGCTCCATCTGAGCCACCTGCAAGCTGTGTCTGGGCAAGAACCGCCGGGCGTGCATCATCAAACGAAGAAGCGTTCGACTTAAGATCCTCCACAACAAAATGAGCGCTGGCATTGTTTACAATCGTAACAACATAGCGCTCATTCGTAGGATCCATACTTAAATTGTCGTATGTTTCTTTACCGCCGATGTCAGAGATTAGTATCAGTTTAAAAGTGCCGGTATTTGTTCCTTCCTGAACCTCTGATGTGAAGATGTTGGCGTATTTGCCCGGACCGGCTTTTGGTTTAATTTTCAGCGTGTCAGCCGGGGTTGCCTGGCGGTCTTTCAATGTCAGGCTTGCTGTAGCGAAACCACTCCCAATCACCCGGCCAAAAATCACATTTTTCACACGAGCATGATCTAAATGGTCAAGCAGTTGGTTTCCTTTTGGACTGAATGTTTTCAAACCAAATATAATTTCAGCAGCCTCCGCCACTGTCATGGTAGGGGTTTCTACGATATGCACATATTGATCAACAGGCCCTCGGTCAAACTCCCCGATGAAGCCAAGAACAAACGGAGACGCTAGCACTGCAGCACCCTGCGGCGCAGCCAATTCATTCACATAGACATTCGGTGGCAAACCGTTAAGGTTTTTGAGTCCTCGTACTACTGGCATGTTATACCTCCTTATCCCCTGATTTGGGGTTTGAATTTTGAAATGTCCACCGCATTTACTATTTCTTCCGTAATCAACTTCCCACGACATCTATACGTTGCGTCAACCTGATACACATCAGGCTCACCACGCGGCGGAAGCGGCGGAGCCGTCAAAAATATTTGCATGAGCTTTTCCCATCTGTCGTTTGGAATGGGAATTTCATTTACCTGTTCGATGTACGACATAAAAGCGGTCGATAGTTGCTGGGCAACGCCTGGACGAACCGCAAAAAAAGAAACTTGTATCAAGTAGTCAAACCTGACCGATTCCGTCCCTACGGTAAACGTGCCATCCTGATTATCGATGATGCCATGCGGTTCGTATTCCCGCATGAGTGCCTTCTCCGCTGTGCCGCTTACGTATTGAATATGGGCAGCCGGCAGTATTTTTTGAAATTCAGATGGATTCGGCATTTCATCCCTTACGACAAAACTATCACCATGAACATGCAGAATGGCAGCCTGGATGGATTGATAGGCTAGCGTCAGCGGGTCCCTCATCTTCCAAACCGCCTCAATTCTTCTACAATAGCCTGGGCCACCGCATCTTTAATCTGTTCCTTGGATTCTTCAAGGGAAGGTCGCAAGAAAGGACGAGCCGGGACGTGAACTCTGTGTCCTCTCCCGGCCATTCCCCCAAACTCATGGATTTTTGCGTAATCAGCAGTGCTACTCCCGTTCTCACCACTGCCGGCCGCAACCCCGACATAAGCAACCCCCTGGTCCAGTTCGCTGAAATCGGTGGTAATCGCCTGCTTTAAGTGTCCTTTGTCAACAAGTGGCGAATCGTCGTTGCCGCCAGTCCCCCATGAACCGTGTTCTCTGAGGTACCTTCTCCCCGCCCGTGTTAGCCGTCCTGCCTGCGTTTTCGACATATGCTTCTTGCGTACGGTTTCAGGCTTAAGAGCGGGCCAACCAGGTTGGTAGGTGCCAAGTTTTAATTTGGCTCGCTTCATCACAATCACGGCGCCTTTTTTGAGTCCCTTCTTCATGGCGTTGTCTATTCCATCTGGGATTTCTCCAAGAGCACGGAACAATTCTTCAAATCCCGCCATTATTTCACCAGCTTTCCTCGGCATTCCTTGATAATCAGGTTTCCTGCCAATGTAGCAGGAGCCGCCAGGGTGACTGTATACCTTTTTCCCTGATAGACCAGAATTCCCCCTTCTTTCACTCGCTCTTTATCAGGAGTCATTTCATCCTCAATCACGATAAAATCAAGGATTTCGTTTGGATTGTCGCCTAATTCCATTGGAAAAACCATTTCGTCATGAGCGGTGACCACAATCTTGATCGGGATTTGCTCAGAAACCGGTTGTCCAGTATCAGTGATGGATAATTGGTTCCGATTAGAAACACCGGTTGCAGGATGCTCCAAAGTAGCATCCGTCTCATATCCTTTTTGGCGAATATGCTTATCGATGATTTTACGGACCTTATACGACAGTTTGACAGCGTCCATTATGTTCCACCACCCAAAGGTCGAGTTACACGATTGATATAGCTGTTCTTTCTTCGTTCTGCTGCTTTGTTCAGCTCGTCAAAGTTATCAAATTTGATGTCAAGCCCCTTTCCAAGCTTAAGCCCGCTGATTTCAGCGCCTTCGCTCACCACGGCCTCATAATGTTTCCACATGATGAAATCGAAGAGGATGCTGATGTCGCGGTCCGGAATGGTTTGTAATACATGGTCTCCGAGATATACAAATGGTACAGTAACAGGAGAAAGAACAGGTTGCTCCAAATAGAGAGCGTTGCTAAGAACCTCATAATCCTCTAATCCGCTTACCCATGTCTGGCAATCAGCAGGTAATGGGAACACTGTTGAACCTGGAACCAATGTAAGATTGGCCTTAATACGGCGCGGCCGGTACTTGGAATAGTCGCCGACCGCTTCCTCTAAACGCGACAGTAATTCATCATCACTGTTTAAATATGGTTTAACTGCATCACCGATTTCACTCCGTAGCTTCTGTAGGATTACCACTTGTTCCATCGGCGTTATTCTCCGTTACATCTTCTGTTTTTTTCGCCCTTTTAGACGAAGAAGAGGCAGATCGTTTTTTCTCAACGACCGCCTCTTTTATTGGTTCATAGACATGTCCGGGATGAATGATGACTCCGCTAACCGGATGAATCATAAAACTTTTAGAAGTATTAAGCTCCATAATCTACCTCCTAGCTGTTGTAAAACTTAATTGTACGGTATGGCGGGTTATACGTATTACCGTATTTATCAATGACCTGCGGCGTAGAAATGGCAACCTGTTCCGTAGCAAAGTACTGTTTTGCAGAAGTAATCTGCGATGTAGCCGGGTCGATGTAAGGGAACGGTCCCTCCATTTGCATCGGCGAACCAATTCCGAAGCGAGTAGCGTTCATTTTCCCTAACAGCATACGGCGGTCACCTGCGGCCCACGGCGCGTTAATCTCCCCAAGCTGTAACCCATTACGAGTCGCAAAGTACATATCACCTTTCAACAGATTCGTGCCGTCCGGACTCGCATATTTGTAGAACAATTCCGCTTTCTTAATGGCCACCATGGCGTTCAAAGAGCCAATCGCAAAATCAGGGGTTACATACCTCGGTGCAGAACCCATATATGCCTTTTCCGTATCTAATTGCTCAAGCAATAGATTGTAGTATTTAGAAGCGTCGACACCATTTGGAACGGTCAAATTAAAGTAGCTTACGTTGGTGGCATACGAGTAAGACATTTTTGGTAACTTGTCCGTGTTATTTACGCCAGATGCGGTTGTAAAGTACACTTTCCCAGATTCAAAATCGACCGCATAATCCCCGTTATTAATCACACCTTTTACAAAATCCCATGTCCCGCGCTTTAATGTGGTAGTTCCCACGACGGCCGTTATTTGGTTCACCTGCGCGGTTTGCTTACGACCGTGTTCATCCAACCATTGCTTGGTACGCGGACGTACGATAGGCGGGCGTTGTGCTTGAAGAGCACCGGATGTTTGACCGCAGAGCAAATCGACAACCCAAGCTGCATTTGATGTCGATGGAATTCCGTTTTGCCCAGGCGTAACAGTTTTAATTTCAGCTGCGGCTACCGCTTCATTATCTACCTCTACAGCTCCGTATTCATCAGAAACACATAGCATTTCAAGCGACAGCTTTTGGTCAATGACTCGCTGGAAGCGCATATTTACATTCGCGAGATTTCGAGCGACGATGTCGTAATTGAACGGCCCATTCATTAGCTCCACTTGAGCTTCCTTAGAAATAATCGTTGCCCGTTTCAACCATTCGGCCCCAAATTCAAGCAGGAAGGTTTCAACGCCTTCGGAAGGGATACCATCATATTCACCCACTACGAAATCGTCCTGCGTATACAGGTCCTCTGATTGGAACTCAACTGGAATTCTGTAGGTGGTCCCGCTAAATGGTTCCGCCATAACGAGCTGCAGGAATTTTAAGTCCTGGAACACCTGACGCATAAAAGCTAGGCTAACGATAGGAACCTGCGCCAAATCACCAGTTGAGGTCGCGGCGCTGTCCGTAATCACACCATCTTGAATAGCCACAGCAGAGTCATTTAAGGTCTGCATCATTTTGCGGTACTCTTCATGGTTTTCACGGTCCATCTTTTTCATGATGCGGTCAACAATTTCGTTGTTTCCTTCACGCAGTTTTTTATCAACCCGGAAGTTTTTATCGATGGCACGGAAGCGATCGTCAAAGGCATCCTGTAGTTTATCAACGATAGGCTCCCATGGTTGTACTTCGCCGACAACTTGAATAGATGTATCCAGAATGGCAGCTTTTCCTCCGGCCGGCTTAATACCCAAGCCTTTCAATTTTTCAGTCACCGCTACTGAATCGATAAAAGCCTTTTCTTTCTCTACGAAAGACTCCACTTCTGCAGCATCTGTGATTTCAGCGCCCTTTGCGATCAGTGCTTCCTTCACTTTCCCGTCATACGGGAGAGCGTTCACTGCATCCGTCAAAGCTTTCTGTGCTTCTGCTTTCTTCTTAGCAACTGCTTCCTGTTCTTCCCGCTGTTTTTTCTCATTGCGGAGTTGTTCCAACTCGTCGGTAATTGCAGTGACTTGGTCTGCTTTTTCCTTTAATACAATGGCCTGGTCACATAAAGCCATATCTTTATGACCGACATTTGCTGCTTTCCACTCTCTTAATTGTTGCACTGACATCGTCAAAAAGTTCACTGAGTCATCCCCCTTATTTATGGAATCAAGTATTTCGCTCACAACTGAATCCGTTAATTCCTCCGGATTCGTAAAGGCTTCCGGTTCCGCCGGGTTTAAAACAACATCCCAAGTGAAAAGGTTGAGTTGTTTTGCTACGCCGACGGTCTTTCCGTTTACAGTCGTACCGACGATATCTCCCGTCATGCGATTGCTAAACCCAATCGGAAGCCCAGCATCAAGCATCGCCTTCACTTGGCGGCCCATTTCCGTATCCAGCGGACGGTACTCCGCCCACACCACACCCGTCGCATCAATATAAGCATCGCGGAACTTTACCGCTTGATTAGGTACCGCTGATTCAAATCGTATTTGTCCATTGGCAGCGCGGTAGCTTCGCGGATGAGGATGTTCGCCTGCATATGGAAAGCCCGCCTGCTTAATGGCATCCAAAGCAGGTTGGTACACAGCACGCGGGTATAGCCGGGAGTTATCATTGATAGCATCTACGCGGCTCACCGGCTGCTTATACCATCCGGAAGGCTTATTGGCTCCATCGGTGATGACTACGGCCTTTGAAAGACAAATATCCTTCATTTCGCCTACACCATCCGTTATCACAGCAAATCTAGGCTCAATAGAATCCGTAGTTACCTGTACTTTGAAACCAATCTCGCCTGTTTTCTCTTCCGCCTCTTCCTCTTCTTCCCGTGCAGCTGATTCTATTGACCAAGAACCGAAGTCTTTACTTGCTCTAACATCAATCGCTTCGTAATAGATTCGACGGTCCATTTCAGTAAGCGGTTCGTTCGCCAACCGTTTCTTGATGGCAAGCAATTCAATCGCAGAACCAGCTTGAATGATTTCTTTCATGGTTGGATCGTCAGATAACTCATCATTAACCGTTTTGTTGCCATTGTTTGGCGTAAAGCCAATGCCGGCAAAAAACTGAAGGTTTATTTTTAACCCGTTTGTTTTCACATTGCTCCTCCTTTCATCAATTTGAGAAAATAAAAAAGTGATGCTCACATACTGCACCACCGCCTTTCTAAAAAATCATTCTCAGTTTTGATACGTATCCCAAATGCTATATGGTCGCGTAAAAATAGAGAATGGGTCTGAGTTGAAGGCTCTGGATGGTCCGGTGTCATTCCACGCTTCCTTTTCCGCTTTTTCTTCCGCAGTCTCTTTCTTCACGTCAGGTGCTTTGTTTATAGTTGCCCCACAACCGCATAAAGATAGCAATAAGAAAAAGGCAATTATTTTTCTCACTGTTAACCTCCTTCCTAGCATAATAAAAGCCATTATTTTGTGAATGACTTAAGTAGCAAACAAGCGAAATTCGAAGAAAAATAAAGATCGTAAAACGCGATGAATAACCTATTTTTAAATTATTTCCCGAACTGTTAATTGCGGCTCATGCCTGAAAATCGTCGTATTTGGACATTTGAAAAGCAGATAGTTTACCATAATGTAAATTATCGGACACACAAGTTATTCTGCCGGCAAAAATGAACATCGGCAGCGCGGATGAGCCGGCATATCCGGATGGTCATCCATTGAATAAACATCCCCGTTGCGGCTCCGGCATACCGGACAAGTGCGCTGGTCCAGAACTGCATGCCATTCTACTTTCGTAAACCCCGCATCCTGATAGATACGTTTCTGCATCCTGGTGTAAGCCCATGATAATTCCGTTCGGGCAATCATTTCCGCTCGCACAGGGTCAACGATGATTGGCTGGATTTGCTTCATGAGCTCTTTCCAGCCAAGGTTATCCTCGAATCCTTCCGCTAGGGTATCCCGTAACATCGCCTGCGTTGTGCTCTTTATCCCAACAATACGAGTGGATGATTCATTCAGTAGATCATCGTAAATATCATCCCGAACGATTCGCATTTTAAGGCTCATTTCGTGGTCTGCTGCGGGGTCTTTTGATTTCCCCTGGTTAAAGTCCATCACAAGTTGTACCGCCCGATCTGCGCCCAGTAATCCAGCCTCTGTCATATTCTTTACAATACCAACCCGGTACGTGCTTTCATTTTCATCCCAGGCGTCGTCAAGAATTGATAGAATCTCATCCGCCGAGAAGTCAAGAATGACAGAATCAGTGATAGCGCCGTAATACTCCGTCATTTTTTTATAGATAGAACGAAAAAAACGAAGGACTGTCTCCTTCGCCTTGTCTTCAATCGTTTGAAATTCTGTCCGGTCTTCTAAAACAACATCGACCACCGGCTGATTATCGCGCTTTTCTGCCGCCTGGTTGCCCACTGCATTAAGTTTACTGGTTCCTGGTATTCTCACGGTATGTGCGGCGGCCGCTTGCTGAATTTGGCCTACTTGTGCCGCTTTCCTTGCCTCTTCTTCCTCAACCAACTTAGCCATTTCCACCGGGTCTTCAATATCATACGACTCGGCGATTACCTGGATAGCTTTTTGACGGGTAATAAGTTTCTCGCCGCCATTCGCACCCAGAGCAATTTGTACACGGTCAACGATTTCATTTTCCGTCTCTGCGGTTTTCTGCGACCAAACAATGTCATATTCAACAGCATCCGGATTGATCCCGTCCAATAGTAGCTGCAAGTCTATAAGGTCGCGCAACCCGGAAAAATAACCGGCATCTCCATATTCCAGCGTGTCGGTTAGGTCGTTAAGTGTCTTAAGATAGGCTGGGTACTGTACTTTAAGGATGTCTCGGTTAATCTCTTTCCCGCCGGTTACAATCGTTTTAGGAATACCAAGGTTGAGCCAGAGCAAATCATCAAAGTATTTAATGTCGTCCATCTCTGATAGATTGGCATCGCCCTGTAATGATTTAACCTCCGCCGTTCCTACAAAGTCAGAAAGCAGATGGGCGTTTCTCGTAGGTCTGCCGTTTTTATCGATGAGTCCAACATCACGTTTATATTGAATAACATCTTGCTCTTTAGCATCATCAGGCATCTTATGGTTGAACTTTAGTACGCTCCTAAATTCCCGCCGGATGGCAGCTGCTTTCTCCATCCTCTCAAGAATTTTATGCGTTTTCCGTGCGGAAGCATAATGAGAAGTTCCATAAGGAAGTGTTTCTTCCATCAGCCAGCGAACGTGATTCATCTGGTATAGCGCGAAGTCTGTACGACTTACACTTGGCGGACCGATTTCCATTAGCGTGTTGATTTGAGTGCGCGGGTCAATCTGCGAAAAGGCCCGCTCGATATCTGGAAATTCCCCGAATTCATCCGAGTTCCGCTTGATTGTGAGTGCAGGAGCCCGCCTGATATCAAGAACCAGACCAGCTGACAGGTCAACAATGGGATTTAAGAATAAATCCCCATCCCTGGGCAACGCACGCAAGTAGTTTTCAGCTTTTGCGGAAAGTTTCGTTCGTTTAAGGAAATCATCAATCACCTGCTGCGCGATATTCGAACCTGCAGTTAAACGATTGAGTGATTTCCCACGACGCTTAAGCAGCTTCCTATGCTCTTCACTGCCCTGTACAACGACTTTAAAGCCACCCCTTGCAGCATCTGCCGCTACCCTCTTATTGGTCATGGCAAACCGCAAATCGTTCTTACACAGCTCCTGTACGTCTCTTATAATGCTTATCCGGTCCACTGCAACCTGAAATTGGTCAAACACATATAATGAATGTGATTCCGCATAGGAAGCCATGGGTATTTCGTCTTTTCCCGGTCTATCCTGATTGGATTCAGGTAGCGTTGATTGCTTACGACCGAAAAAGTCCAATACCCGAGTTTTTAAAGCTGACATCCTTCCTGCCATAGTATCACCTCCAATCTATAAGCCTAAAATATCATCAGGATTTATTTCTATTGCGGAACCTAAAATAACAGGAGCATCCATCATCTCCACCAGCCCGGTCGTAGCATCCGGAGCATCATCATGCTTGTTCTTCCCTTCCTTCTGATACTCCGTCATGGCCTTGTAATACTCCGGCCATCGGGTTTTCCAATCAATTGGGAAATATATATGCTCCATGACATACACGCTATTAGAAAGGATTCTGGCCTGCTTATTCTTGCTCTGGTGGAACCACTGCACGTTGACCTTACGAGTGTTGTGTCGTTCCCATATGAGCCGTTCCACGTTGCGAGCAAAGGAGCGACCGCCGTTGTTTGACTCTATCTTTGCGGTGACTACGTTGTTACGGACCAGAATAGCTGCTGTCTGTGGTTCTGTAATCTCCATGCCCTCTTTGGTATAGAGAACATCCAGCATATATAGTTCGCCCTGGTACACACCGGCAATCGGGGCGCACAGGTAATCCTCCCCGGTGTCTGCGGTATCCACGTAGGCGATAATCTTTTCAAACAACAAATTACCGTCACTATCTCTCGGCAACTCTTCATACGTCTTAAACGACTTGTACAGCCTGCCTTTCATGTCAACGGGCTTTTGGTAATAGTTCGCGTTAAGTATCGCCTCGTCCATCGTTTTCTTAAAGCTTTCCAGTCGCTTCTTGCTCAACAGGTCAGGACACAGCATGTTTCCTTCCTCATCCTCTACGGGCATCAGTAACACATACCATTCATCAGCTTCTGGACCATCTAGTATCCGACCACACAGGTCTTTCTTGCTCCACCGTGTCATGTTGATGATTTTAATAGAGTGTTCCTTCTGCTCTTGCCGGGAAAGAAACGTACCCGTATACCATTGCCACTGTTTATCCAATGCCAGCTCGTTAAAGGCTTCCTCTGCGTTCTTCACAGGGTCGTCTACGATAAGAATGTTACCGCCGCGCCCTGTTACTGAACCGCCGATACCAGCGCCTTTATAACTGAAGAATTGTCCTTCCAACGCCCATTGTCGAAAGGAGGCATTCCCATCCGCTATCTTCACACCCGGGAAAATGTCACTAAAGACAATCTCATGGGGGAAAGCTTTTTCTTCGCTTATCCCATCCCGGGTAAACCGAGAAAAGTCCGTAGCCAGTGACTCGTTATAGGAAGCTGTAATGATTCGGTTTGTTTGGTTCTGCCCGAATACCCACTCACAAAATAAAATAAGCGTCCGGCTTTTCCCGTGACGCGGTGGAAGGTTCATCATTAAGTTTTCGTACGACTCACCGTTTGGTTTCAATAGCGTGCCCCTGTATAACGATTCAAGCGTATGGCAAATGGTTTTCAGATGATGGCGATGCTCTTTGTAAAATTCAGGAGCACGAACCTTACAATATTCCCAAAACGAATCACGCGCTGCTTCAATCTTCTTCTCGCGAATGCGGCGGAGTTTTTCCTCTTTTAGCTGTCTAATCGTTGTCATATTGCTTCAGCACCTTATCCAGTTCCTCGTCGGTAAGATAACTGAGGTCAACGTTTTTATTTATGATTGCACCAGAATGCTCAATCTGTTCTTTGAACATCCCTAGATGCTTGCCAAGTAATTCAAGGGCCTTCATCTTGTCATTCAACTTGATTTCCTTCTTAATGCCACCTTTAGGCAGCATCGTTTCCGTAATCGATTGGATGACCGAACCATCAACCTCGCTGCTGTCTTTCAGGGTGATTCTGTCTCCATCCCACTCCACATAATCCTTTAGGTCCGAGAATGCAATCTTGGCTAACTGCTCCACAATGCGATCCTGAGAAACTCCTGTCCGTCTCGAACGCTCTGCCATGGCCTTGGCGATTGCATCTGAAACTGAAGTTTTCTGAAGGAGCTGATACCCTTGCTGTTCAGCTGTCCTCACACTAAATCCAGCCCGTATGGCTGCCTGGGTAGCGTTTAGGTCAATCAGATACTCATCAACAAACCTCTGCTGTTTAGGAGTTAATTTCGCCATCTACATCATCACCCACCTCCAAAGTTCATATAAAAGAAAAAGCCACTCTCAGAGCGGTTAAATTTCTTTCTATTTTGGTAAATTTTACTATTAACTTCAATTTAATCTCCATTATTTCATCACCATTAATCAATTCACAATAGAAGGATTACTTCTCTTTTTGTAGAAATTTGTAAAAGAATGGAGGTGAAAATGAATGTCGGAGACTACTTTTTATAATAAACGCGGTGAGCCTATAGCTTACACTCAAGACGGCGAACATATTTACTTGTTTAATGGTAAGCCTGTAGCGTATCTATACCAAAACTCCGTTTATACTTATTCCGGTAAACATTTGGGTGTCTATGAAAATGGATGGATACGCGATAATAATGGGCAATGTGTTTTCTTTACAAGTGAAGCTACAGGTGGACCAATGAAGCCCATGAAACAAATGAAACCTATGAAAAATCTTAAACAACTTAAACCCTTAAAATCATTAAAGCAAATCAAACCCGCTCGCGCGATGAATTCATCTCAATGGTCTGAGCTATCATCTGGAATCTTCTTTGATGTATAAAACAAAAGGGCCGTTCCGATAGGAATGGCCTCTTCGCAATCCTTACTTGTGTCCAGTTTACCGAGTACACATTTTAACCCGTAAAAATGTCCAGAATGTAATGCAAAAAGGTCTGCTCTCAGCTTCTCTCTCACGAAACTATACTTGATGTTCTGGGTCACGCTGTCTGATCACTACATATCACCTCATCTCCTAACTGATGTAATAGGTATGTAAAATAAAAAGCACCCCGAAGGATGCTTCCAAGAATCAGTTTTTAGGTTTTCTGGGAACAAGATTTTTCAATACTTCAGGATCGTAGTTTACCTCTTGACTTTTTTCCTTCTTTAAATACACAACAACAATATTCACAAGTCGTGAAGGGTCGTTTTCAATTGTTTTAAGCCCTAAATCCTGAACATCTACACTAATGACTTCATCATCTCGAAGTTCTGATAAAAAATCATTTGCTCTTTTTTTAGCGTCAGTCAATTCTCCGTAGAAAATATCAATTTGTTTAAATGTCATATTCCTCACCTCCCCCTGCCTAACTATTCGACAAAAGGAGATATTTTCCTGCAAAATTTAGCCCGCCGCTCGCCACTCAATCTAATTAAGCAGCCAACGCCGGACTAAAGCCCAGCGTGCACTTTGTATCGGATAACATAACGTGACAATCCGTTCCCCGTATTTTTTTTACTTCACAGCCTCATACAATGCCTTCAACTCCGGATACTGGTCCAGACTCACACCCGGTCTTTTCGCATCATCCACGTGCACGACTCCATCTTCTGTGATAAGACTTTCGCCTTTCGCATCAATCTCATATCCGCCGCGATGCGGAACGTCAGTCGTCACGATTTTACCGTTGACACTAAATTCTTTCGCTGTTGCCTCATCATCAACAATATGTAGCGTGCCGCTTTGACTCATATATGCATATGCCATCTTTCTTCACCTGCCTTTCTGTTTTTGCGCCCTGCCTCCCACCATGCAATACAGACGCATTCTCCCGCCCTTTGCAGCCATACCCCGCTTCACGTCCGGACCGCAGTCGCCGCCACCCGCCTGGCAGCACCCCAACAAAAAAGCCTTCTTTTGAAGGCTTTTTTGTTTTTATAAATTGATCACACACGTACCTGTGATAGTTTCACTGCCTATCAGGTAGGTATACGTTTCTTTTTATATCTAAAGGATATTGGTTTATTCATACTGATAGATTCTCACATATATTAGACAAGAATAAACAAAAGGAGGTGATCAAGAATGGATTTCTTTAGAGAAGAAGCTCGTGTTGGTACAATTCTCGTCCTGTTTATCCTGTTAGTTGTTATCGCTTGTTCTATTTGTGAACGTGAAAGACCTTATATGGGAGCACCTACTGGCGGAACCTATTGA